AGCATTCCGTATTTCTGAGCCAACCATGACGTGCTGCCTAATTTTCTGAGGTGCGGCGGATCCAATACAACCAGCCGGAACGATTCATCGTCGAAAGGCATAGCCCGAAAATCTCCGACTATGTCGGGATCCACCTTGATATGACGCCCATCACAAGCGATGAATTCCTCGCGGCGAATATCCATAAATAGAGCTTCTGAACAACCTTTGTCGAACCACATCATACGGGATCCGCAGCATGCATCGAGAATCTTTTTGTCTGTCTTCATTGCTTTTCGTATTCATTTATCGTTTCGAAAATCCGCAGC